ATTTTCACTGTGAAAAGTCTGAATCCGAGCAAACCGAAGAACGCAGTAACGGTTGAAGATCAGAACGGGAAAGGATTTGTTTGTAGTCCTGACCAGTTGAAACGATTCATGAATCTATAATACGCAGAACGGTACTTGTTGATCGCCGTGGGTAGTCCCTAAAGATCAACGATTACTTTGGTAGTGGGGGAGGTTAAAACCACCGACAACCTGGAACGAATGAACTAACGAACGTTCGTTCCAGCTTTCATTAACTAAAAGGATATCATGTATCATAAAGCAAAAGAATTTGATAAAGACCTCTTTGATGCAAACGATCCAAGAGGCAGAGCAAAAGCAATCCAGATAATTACTACTTATTATCCATCTCTAAAAGTAAAAGAAAATCTGGACCCATATGGAATTGATCTAATTTGTTATGGAAAAAAAGATACTGAAAGTATTCCTTTTTATTATGTTGAAGTTGAAGTTAGAGAAGCTTGGAACACTTCAAAATTTCCTTGGAATACTGCTCATATACCAGCAAGAAAAGAAAAGTATTTTCAAAAATACGATAACGTATTATATTTTCAGTTCAATAATAAGTTAGAATCTTTATTGATTTTTGACGGAACAGTTATTAGAAAAATGCCTATCTATACAAATAAAGTAAAAAACGAAGAATTGTTTCGATATTATGAAATACCATATCCTGATGGAGTATTGAAACGGATGTGGCAATTAGATAAGCTATAATTGATGCGGAATCTCCAGTGAGGAGCCGAGTCTCATAAGCTTGGATAGATCGGGGCAGCACCGTTTTCCGCTACCAGAAATAAAAATGAAGGAGTTTAACTAATGACAAAATAGTTGATATCATCAAAACCGTAGATGCTAAATCATTTAAACCACAAATTCTTATAACCTTTCAAGCTGATCTAGAACAACTACAAGACGATAAATCTACATATGGCGATAAAGCATATAACATGTTTGCTAAAGACCTCTTCAATAAAGTTGATCTTTTTGAACCTGAACGCACACCTGGAATTGCCCTATATCATGTTGATATGCCAATAACAAGAGTAGAATATTTTACAAAATCTAACGACTCTTTTACTATCAATTTACAAGCTGAGACTGCAAAATCAGACGATTTAAATCTGGAAAGGTTGTTCACTGAAATTGCTGGAGAGAATGCAGATATATTTTTGATGAGTATTCGATCTGCTATAACAATTGATAACGATACCTTGAAAAGAAAAATGTATTATCTAGTTCGGTTTGCTTCTGTATCAGAAGAATTTAGAAAAGAGAAGAATCTCAAAAAATGCATCAGCCACAGACAAAATGATTTTTTCTGAAAATAGTTGTTGACATTCAGCACGAAGTATGATAGACTTGTTTTAAGATGTAGATAATTCAGAGGGTAGCTTAGTTTGGCTTAAAGCACTCGTCTATGTTCAGGTAACTAAAGATCGTTAACAATCGATAGTCAAATGAACATGGGGAATAAGATTAGTAAGAAAGAAGAAGCGTCATTTAGCTAGTGATAGGGACTCTGACCGAAAACTTTATTTCAATGACATGCGAGAGATCGGGGGTTCGAATCCTTCCCCTCTGACCAAAAATTTAACGAAAGGATATTGTGAAAACCAAAATTACAAATCTGAAAGTTTTGAATGAAGCGTACAATTATAAGAAACCATCGTCATTCAGCAGAGGAGTAAAAGTTTTTGTATCTCGACAACATTTCCTTTTTATCTCTGGTACAGCAAGTATAGATGAAAATGGAGAAAGTCTATATGTTGACGATTTCAGAAAACAAACAGAACGAGTATTTTACAATATCAAAAAGTTGCTTGCTACACAAAAAGCAACCTGGAACAATGTAGTAAAGACAACGATCTATATAAAAGATATTGCAAAACATTATGATGAATTCAACATCATAAGGAATGAGTTTTTTAGTAAAGAAGATATTCGTGTGTTGCCAGCTTCTGTATGTGTCCAGGCAGTTTTATGTAGGCCAGAATTGTTGATTGAAATGGAAGCAACGGCAATAGTATCATGAAACCTTACAACAAATTTGGAGGATGGTTTCAGATCAGATGGAAAGAAAAACTCGGATTGCCAGAGCATCCTTACTTGTTCAGATGGACATTGATATTGTTTGGATTCTCGATTCGGTTGCATCATTGGATTAAGTCTGATGATCGTAGATTCTTCCATGACCATTCATGTGACTTGATATCGATCATCATCAAGGGTAAGTATAAGAACGTGACTCCTGGAGGAACCTTCGAAGCTACAGCATGGCATCCTAGAAGGATGAATGCTCTCCAGAGACATTACTTGGATATACCGAAAGAAGGAGCATGGACAATTATTCTGTGCGGCAGACCGTATCATAAATGGGGATTCTATGTGAATGATCACAAATGGCGTCCGTTAAGATATTTCCATAAGTTCGGAATTATACAAACGGAAGATTATCAATGAGTATAGGAGATTTTATAGCAATAGTTATTATTGTAAGTGTATGTATCTTAGCTATCGGTTTTGGTAAATTCGAAGCAGATACAAATCATAGAGGATACTAAAAAGAAAGGAACACAATGTCAAGAACCAATCTGTGGATTAAGAGAGACGATAACAAAAGAAAAAGAACTGAAGCTGAAGAGAGAAATGCGAAGTATGCTGCATTGACTCCGATCCAGCAACTTGCGTCTCTTCAAGGATTTGTTGCTGCAAAGCAGAGAGCTAAGATTCAGAAACGAATTAAAGAAGCATAAGAGTTGCGCTCGACCCTGGTTTCCATAACTGTATGTGTGTCATGTATAATATCCCTTTCCGTTATACAAGACCTGACAGGTAAATCCATCTCCTTGGAAAAATGAAGAGTCGCTTGCTCTTCTACGGAAACATTTTTTTGACAATTTAAAAGTTTTTTGTTTCCACAATTATAGAGTGTTTGATTTCGACTAAGGAACACTGAAAGTTAAAATGTGGGTATCGTTGACGAACGAATACAATTCCATACAATAATTGAGATACCCATAAGGATTGTTCATAGCAGCAGCAGAATATATAGTTATCGAAATTGCAAAATCTGTTGCTGTAGAAATGGTAAAAGACCTAATCATCCAGGAGTATAAAAAACGATTTGGCAAAACTGTAGCTCCTGATCAGATAACAGTTGTAAAAAAATAGTAGAAATTTTGAAGTATAAATATAAATAAAAGAAACGCATATGGAGTACCAAATGTTGAACCTAAGAAATTTAAATTATAATAACCCGATAGCACCTGCTAATATTATATTAGCCATTGGTGGACTCTATCCAGTAAGAGGAGAAGACCCGACAGAAGCGTAATGATACAAGTATATAGTGTACTCAAACCCTCTGTCGATCTCAAAAATTGGCAGAGGGTTTTTTAGTTTTGGGGTATGGAAATGCTTGGGGTGTTTGCCTGACTTGCAATCAGGATACCAGATCGGTTCAAATCCGATATGCTCCACCAAAAAAGAATATGGATGTACTGCGAAGTGGGAGAGTCGCACACGGCTGTAACCCGTTGCCTTCGGGCGAGTAGGTTCGAATCCTTCTACATCCACCAAAAATTATGCCGGGAAGATAGAGGAGACTTTTATAAATGAGATTGCTCCGATCCTTTATAACTGCTATCTAGCGGCCTAAAATTTTGCCCTTGTAGCTCAGTGGATTAAGAGCAGGACGTTTCTACCGTCAAAGTCGGGAGTTCGAATCTCTCCAAGGGTGCTAGACAATTGAATATGGGAGTGTGGTGGAATAGGTAGACACGTAGGATTTAGAATCCTATGGGGAAACTCATGCAGGTTCGATGCCTGTCGCTCCTACGTTTCGTTTTTACCTAGTATCGAACTTTTATAAATAAAATAAAAGCTAGATACTAGGAGAAACGAATGAAAAAAGTTTATACTGTTTATAAAACAACAAATAAAGTAAACGGGAAGTATTATATAGGAGTTCATAAAACTTCTGATCTGTATGATGATTATCTTGGTTCTGGAAAATATCTTAAACGAGCAATTGAAAAATATGGTATAGAAAATTTTGAGAAAGAAATTATTGATATTTTCGATTCACCTGAAGAAGCATATACATTAGAAAAAATTTTGGTTACATTTGAATTGATAGAAACAGGACAAATATATAATTTAACAGAAGGTGGAAGAGGCAAAGGATTTGAATATGCTAACAAAGAAGGAATGAATTATGGTGGAGAAGAGAAAAGAAAATTAGGTTCTATTAACGGCAAAAAGAAATTTCTTGATTTATATTATAACAATATTAACTTTAGAACTAAACATAAGCAACATCTAAAACAAATTGGTATGAAAGGTAATATAAATGTAAACATCAAATATCCCAATGGCACATTTAAAGATAAATTACATACAGAAACAACAAAACGAAAAATAGGAATGTCTAATTCAATTCATCAACAAGGAAAAGGAAATTCTCAATACGGAACTTGTTGGATATACAACGAAAGTACAAAAGAGAATAAAAAAATTAAGAAAGAAGATTTAGATTTTTGGATAGAATCGTTGTGGATAAAAGGTAGAAAAATTAAATAATTTGGGGGTCTGGTGGAACGGCAGACACGCTCGATTTAAGATCGAGTGAGGAAACTCATATAGGTTCAAGTCCTATGATCCCTACCAAAACGACATGGGGATATGGTGGAATTGGTATACGCAGTAGCCTCAAAAGCTACCGGGAAACCATACAGGTTCGATGCCTGTTATCCCTACCATTGAAGGGTAACTCAGAGGCAGAGTACCGGCCTGATAAGCCGGAAGTCGAGATTTCGAAATTCTCTCCTTCAACCAAACTTTTTAAATTTATTTTCTTGACTTTATTTTAAATTTATGTTATTATACATTCATAAGTTGTTAAATAAAACCAAGGAGATACTTAATGGCATTCATTCCTTCAACACAGCAGAACAGATACTTCGGTTGGATAGTTAACGAAGACGGTTCTTGTGTTCTTGAAGCGGTTGCTGGATCAGGTAAAACAACTACTCTGATCGAAGGATTGAAGTTAATGTCTGGTGATATTTTCTTTGGTGCTTTCAACAAAGCTATTGCTCTTGAGATAACTGAAAAGGTTGCCAAACTCTGTCTCTCCAATGTCAGTGTCTCTACAATACACGCAGCAGGATTTGCTATCTGGAGAAAAGTTGCCAGGAACGTAGTTGTCGATAACAACAAATGCCGTGACATCTTTCGCAAAATTGCTGGTTATGACAAAGAAACCCACAAGCTCTGTAATGCAGTTCTTTCGTTAGTATCTTATGCCAAACAAGCTGCTCTTGGTTATGACAGTGACGATATCTTTGCAGCTATCAAAAGCAATACTGCATGGGAACAGATGATCGATCATTACAATGTTGATTGTCTTGAAAGAGAAATAGAAGTAATTGCTCTTGCTAAAGAAGTTCTTTTAAAATCCAATATGTCTGTCTGCGAACTGGTTGATTTTGATGACATGATCTATGCTCCTCTGATCAACAAAACAAAATGCCCGAAATACGATTGGGTTTTAATTGATGAAGCACAGGACACAAACGCTTCTCGCAGGGCTTTAGCTCTCATGATGCTCAAGGAAGGTGGCAGGTTGGTAGCAGTTGGTGATCGGCATCAGGCGATTTATGGTTTCACTGGTGCTGATAGTGATGCTCTGGATATCATAGCTAAAGAAGTTTCAGCTATTCAGATTCCTCTGACTGTTTCTTATCGTTGCCCGAAAAGTATTGTTACCGAAGCACAGCAGTTTGTAAGCCATATTGAAGCTCACGAATCAGCTATAGAAGGTATCGTATCTCATCTTAATGATCATGACGATATTACACAGATAGCAAAAGTTGGTGATGCGATTCTCTGCCGCTTCAATGCTCCGATAGTTGAACTTGTTTATAAGTTCATTGCAGCAGGAATTCCTGCTAAACTTGAAGGTCGGGAGATCGGCAATAATCTTAAAGCTCTGGCTAAAAGGTGGAAGATCGTAACTCTGAATGCTCTTGAAAACAAACTGAGCGAGTATCGTGATCGTGAAGTCAAGAAAGCTCGTCTGAAAGAAGAAGAAGGTAAAGTAGTAGCAATCCAGGATAAAGTGACCTGCATGTTCATTCTGATTAATCGTGTACGGTCAATCAATTCTTCTGCTACCATCGAAACACTTTGCACAGAGATTGATAACATTTTTGAAAACAACGTTGATAATGCAAAAGTTCTTCTTTCTACCATCCATAAATCAAAAGGTCGGGAATGGAAAAAGGTTTTTTGGATTCAGGGTTCTGCAACATGGGCAAAGAAGGATTGGGAAAAACAGTGTGAGAAGAATCTCTCATACGTAGCAATTACCAGATCACAGGAACATCTGATATTTGTTCCTGCTCCTGCTAAAGAAAAACATTGACAAAGAGTTTAAAGTGTGGTAGAATGATTTATAAGTTCTACCACAGAAAGATCAGGGTTGTTTGGGATCAGGACATAGCTTCTGAGGTCCAAACGTAAAAAGTCAACCAGACTTTTCCGAAGAGTTTAGTTATGTGTCATTGGCAATATGACAATGTGGGAAGCTTGCAACTTCTGCGAATATTGAAAATGTGAACGGATCACGTAATTTTGGTAGATTGCCGCCTATTATGAAAATGATCATCGCCAGCTTTCAATATTGTTCCTAATTCAAACTTAGGGCATAACTTTAAAAGTTTTGTAGCAAGATGAAAATGAGATAATGTATCGATGATTATGAAGTAGTGTCTGTAGCTCAGTTGGCAGGAGCACCTGCGAGAGCAGGGTGTCGGTGGTTCGAGTCCATCCATTCATGAAAAGTAATTACTTACAAATTTCTGAAGATACTAGGAACTTCTATATCTTGCTACAAACCGGATTTCCCAGGATACTTCCTAAACCTTGGCCGGGAAAGGAGAAAGTTCATTTGATTGGCGTGGTTAAAATGTTGGTTCGAGTCCAACTCCTGGGCCAGTAATTAACCAATTCGTTTAAGGGTAAGACTTCCTTCATAGGGTAACTGATCCGTTCAATTCGGCCTCTCGTAAGAGAGTATGGTAAGTGTACACCGGGAAATAGTAAGTTCGAATCTTCTATTGGTTAAAAGGAGTAAAATTTTGAAGTATAAATAAAAGAAAAACTATGAAAATTATTAAACTTAATTCTAGAAAATATTTAGGATATGAAACTATTGTTGATTATGAAGATTATGAATTGTTATTAAAATATAAATGGTATCCATATGTTAATGTTAAAAGCAATACAGTATATGCTATAAGTAAAATAGATAATAAAACAACACAAATGCACAGATTTATTCTCATGAATCATAATGAGAATATTGAAAATAAATTTATAGATCATTGGGATCATAATGGGTTGAATAACAAAAAGAAAAATTTAAGAATTTGTTCTCAATCTCAAAATCAACAAAACAACGAAAAGCCAAAACACGGAAAAACTTCTAAATATAAAGGAGTTCATAAAAGGAAAAACAATACTTTTTATGCTCAAATTACATTGAACAATAAACAAATACATATTGGTAGTTATGATACTGAAGAAAAAGCTGCACTTGCTTATAATAAAAAAGCAATAGAATTATTTGGAAAGTTTGCTAATTTAAATGTTATAAAAGTATAAATAAAAGAAAAGGAATTTAACATATGAAATCGTGTACCCATACATTTTGGTTTAAAACAAGTCGCTCCTCAGATAAAGAGGAACAAGACAAGGGGTACTTCTATGCATAACTAATCTAAATTTACAATTAGATTTGAAGTATAGAAACCCCTTGTGATGATCAGTTACAAGGGGTTTTTTATTACGGAGCTATCTTAATAAGTGGTTAATTGACAAGACCTTCAATCTTGGGATATCGGTTCGATCCCGATACACAATACCAAATACGAGTCGTGGAAGACATACAAAGTGGGGTATGTTGTGTGATAGTTTAGGTGATTGGGTTGCTATTACTGAAAATAAGGAAAGAGGATATAAACAAGACATGCGAAAACGTAAAGCACGAAAATTTAATTATGGAACAGTGACGCAATTGGATTAGCGTATCCGGCTCTTAACCGGAAAGTTGATGGGTTCAAGTCCCTCCTGTTCCACCAAGACTTGCATCCGTGAACTGAATGGTAAAGTACCAGACTTTTAATCTGGCGTGGCAATAGCTGCATGTGGGTTCGACTCCCACCGGATGCACCAAAAATAAAATATGGAAGGTCTGACCCCATTGGTGCGGGAACTAGTCTTGAAAACTAGGGAACGTCTGAATAAGGCGTTTTGAGGGTTCGAATCCGTCACCTTCCTCCAATATGGTTTATTAGTGTAATGGGAGCACGTAAGACTGTCAATCTTACAGGAGGAGATCGAAACTCCTATAGACCGCCAAATATGAATAGATAAATTTACTAAAAAGATTAATCTATTCAATATGTTCTATGAAAATATGAATAGATAATGAATAGATTTTGAATAGTTATACTCGATCTGACTTAGAAGTGAGTATAACTCTTATGGTGACAGAATGCAAAGTGGAGGAGCAGACTGACCGTGACTCAGTTGATAGTGGTTTCAACGTCCACCTGTCACACCAAAGTATGGAAGATTACTCAAGCGGTCAAGAGGGAGGTTTGCTAAACCTCTAGGGTGTAAAAGCTGCGTAGGTTCAAATCCTACATCTTCCGCCAAATTTATCTTGACTTTGATTTCTAATTATGATACTATGGTTATAGAAAGGAATAAACTAAATCCAGATAGTAATATACCTGGAGTTATGATTATGGGATTCAAAGAACTTGCTTGGGATGCATGGCAAGCAGGAAAGCAGATAGGACTTAAGGGCCGGAACAAAAAAGATGAAGAAATTTCTAATAAAATATTTGCTTATTGTGTAAACAATCTATAGGAGAATTTGCTTATCTAAATGTTATAAACAATATGTGTGCATGACCCGAAAGGCTAGGGACATGATTGCAACCCATGTATATGCAGGTTCGACTCCTGTTGCACACTCCAAAATTTAAAAGGAGAAACGAATGAAGAAATTACATTGGAATACTGTCAGAAGTGGTAATGTTGTTATGTTCGGGGATGAATTACAGATAGTTTATGAAGTATCCCATGATGGTGCAGTTTTACAATCTGTAAGAATGGTAAGTTTTTCTCATGAAAATTGTTCAACAATAGTTTCAAGAAAATCTCCATTCAAAGAAACATTATATCCTGTCGATTGTTTGAATGATAAATGTGATTGTCGTTGGGATTTTCATCCATATGTTGAAGTTCCTTCTGATAAATATTCGATAGATGCTATAAAGGTTGTAGCGGATACTGTTGAGAAATTCATAGACAGCAAGATCAAGAAGATATTTTATGCAGAATAGAATAATCAAAACTGGTGGATATTGTTGTGATGGTGCTCAATGGAACTTCTGTTCTTATATGAAAGATAGGTCTGTATCTAAGGAAGTATTTCAAGGAACATATATAACAACTGAACTACCTCCGATCTGCACGATGTTTGGTAATACAGAATTGGACCAAGGAGCATCATTGAAAGTTTGTAACACAGTTTATGGAAATAGTTACGAAGGAAATCCATAAGAAATGAAAATATTGTGTTGTGGACTTACTAAATAGGGGTATGGTGAAGCGGCTTACCACACAGGGTTTTGAACCCTGCATTTTCGAAGGTTCGAATCCTTCTACCTCTGCCAAAATAAAAGGAGAAATAATGAAAGATATAAGAATATTTTTTAGAGGAAGTATTTCTGATCTGATAACTGATCTGAAAGATGTGTTAACTCAAGAACAAATGTTAGAATTAAAATATGAAATAGATAGGAGAATAACCAATGAAGTTGATTGAACGAATCAGAGCAGATCGTATTGCAGCTTTCAAAGCTAAAGAGAATATCAAGAAGAACGTCCTCGGATGTTTGATTGCTGATGCATGTAAGGAAAACAAAGAACCGGATGATCTTAAAGTTCTTGCTGTAATCAAGAAGTTTATTGAGGAAGCAGAATTTGTTAAGGAGAAGGTTGATCACAACGATTTCGAATATTACAAAGCTGATATGGAAGTTACTATTCTCCAGGAATACAAACCGAAACAGTTACTTGATACCGAAGTCCGAGCAATCGTTTGGAACTGTATCAAGCAAGGTGGAATGGATATGGGAAAGACCATGAAGTTTTTCAAAGAGAATCATACTAATATGTATGATGGAAAGAGACTTTCTGAAATAGTAAAAGAACTATTATGAGAGTTCATATAGTTTTAAAAACTAAAGATTTATACGATGAAGGTCAGCCAGGATTCAGAACTACTGTTGATTCTGTTTGTGAAAAATACATTGGTTGTAAGTTCATATATTCTCCTTTTTAAAATGTCGGTATCGTATAATGGTTATTATTAGTGGTCTGTACCCACTAGATGACGGTTCGATTCCAGTCTACCGGCTCCAGTTTTATTTATATAATTGTATCAGAATAATGATAAAAAGTCTATTATTTACATTGACATTGTTTCTCAACTATGTTATTATATTTCTATGCGTGAAGAACATCAAAACCGAATAGAAACCCGTCTTGCTCTCTGGAAGAAACAGAAGGGCATCTGTGTTTACTGCCAAAAACCAATCCCATATCATAAAGCTTCTCTGGACCATATCATTCCGGTTGTATACCTGGAAGAGAATATCGGACCCGAAAATCTAATCATGTGTTGTAAGTTTTGCAACAAGAACAAACTAGATCATATTATATTTACCAATCTTTTTGATCGAGAGATATATTTTATAATTGACATTCCAGTTTTTTTCCGATATGATTACATTACTGGTACGAAAAAAATTAAAAGTAAATGAGGATAACCGAATGAATCTTTTTAGAACGAAACCAAAAATTGAAGTTAACATTGATGCTGAGTTTGATATTGAACATAAACGAGTATTCTGTATTGAACGATTGAAGAACGGACAAACTGTTATTTCATATACAATGTTCAACGAAATTCAAACATGGTATATCTATACTACAGACGAACAACATCAAACCTTTGTCAATAGATTTCGTAAGAAGCTTATAAAAGAAGAATGGGAAAATAAACAAAAAGAGATATGTAAAGGAACAAACCGAACAGCAGAATGTATAAAACAACATGTCTGATATCACTCCCACAGACGAGCAGACTAAAGCTATCAGATTGATAGCTATATGGTTCAAGAGTAAACCAAGAACACCTTTTATATTAGGTGGATATGCTGGCGTAGGGAAGTCAACTATAATTCCTTTTATCGTTGACTTCTTAAAGCTCGAACAACATCAAGTACATTTCTGTGCTTATACTGGTAAAGCTTCTCTTGTTCTACGCAAAAAGGAAATGCTTGGTGCAACAACCATTCATCGTTTAGTTTATATTCCATATACTGATGCTGAAGGTAAACTGAAATTCAAAAGAAATCCTGCGGTATCTAATGAGTTAAGATTGATTATTGTGGACGAAGCAAGTACAGTAGATACTAAATTGAAAACTGATTTAGAATCGTATGGCATTCCTGTTCTTTACATTGGCGATTGCTTTCAGCTTCCTCCTGTATCTAAAGATCAAACCAATCTCATGTCTAAGCCTAATTTTATCTTAACAGAAGTTCATCGACAGGCAGCAGACAATCCTATTATCCATGTAGCACATATGATCAGAAAGAATCAATATGTCAAGTTTGGAAGATATGGAGAAACTTTCTTACGAGCAAAGAGAACAAAATTACATGATGAATGGTTGCTGAATGCATCTCAAATAATTTGTGGTAGAAATGATACTAGAAATTTTTTGAACAGACAGATCAGAAGAACAGCAGGAACTACCGAGAAATATCCGGTAGTTGGCGATAAACTTATTTGTTTGAAGAACAATCATGATCTTGGTTTGATAAATGGTATGCTTGGAAGTTGTGAAGCATTCGATCCTAAAACCTGGAACTTAACTTTTAAAAATGACGATGAAGAAGTTTGGAACTATCTGAACATCGAACCAGATATTTTTGCTGATACCAAAATAGAAATAAAATACCATAAAGAAATAGATCAATTTGACTTTGGATATGTTATCACATGCCATAAGGCTCAAGGGAGCGAATTTGATAATGTTTTAGTATTTGAAGAGACTTTAGGACGAGATGAAGAGATGCACAGACGTTGGCTATACACTGCCATTACCAGAGCTAGTTCTCGTTTAATTTTGATAGGTACAGATGAGTAAAATTATCCAACTAAATTCTAAAAAATATCCAGGTCTAGAAACTATAGTAGATGATGAAGATTATGAAATACTTAAACATTATAACTGGTATCCGCTTGTTAATGTTAAAAGCAATACTATATACGTTCAAACTATATTGGGTAATAGACCTAGCAGAAAAATTATAACTTTACATAGATTTATTATGAACCTTCATGGTCATAATATTTATAAACAAGATATAGATCATGAAGATCATGACGGTCTTAATAATCAAAAAGAAAATCTTAGAATATGTTCTCATTCTAAAAATATGCAAAATGCAAAGAAACAAAAAAGAACTACATCCTCAATGTATAAAGGAGTATGTATACATAGAACATCATTTGCAGCAAATATTCAATTAGACAAAAAACAAATATACATTGGATTGTTCAAAACAGAAGAAGATGCTGCTAAAGCATACGATAAAAAAGCTATAGAATTATTTGGAAAATATGCTTATTTGAATTTTCCTTTCATATAAATAAAAGAAAGGAGATCACCATGCAAAAAATAGACTTTCAAAAATTCATAACTGCTGTTCAAGCATCATTCACCAGAACTTTTAATCCTTCACAAACAACCGGACTTCAAAACTTAATAACTTACCTGGAGCAGGATGCAAACATGACAGACCTAAGATGGTGTGCTTATGCTCTTGCAACTTGTTATTGGGAAACCGGAAGAACCTTTCAACCCATTCAAGAGAATGGTCACGGAGCAGGGCATAAATACGGCATACCTGACCCTGTGACGCATCAGGCGTATTTCGGAAGGGGTGATGTCCAGCTTACATGGTTGGACAACTACAAGGAGTTCTCGAAGCTTCTGAGTGTAGATTTGGTAAATCATCCAGACTTGGCAGACGATCCTAAAATTGCATATGAGATTATGTCACTTGGAATGAGAAAAGGATTGTTCACTGGAGTTTCTTTAGGACATTATTTCAACGATACAACAAATGATGCAGTAAACGCTAGAAAGATTATCAATGGATTAGATCAGGCAAATACAATTGCAGGATTCTATACAAACATTTTGAGAGCATTACAAGGGAGTTTGGTATAAAAAATGGGGAGCTAACTGCTCCCCTTTTTATTAGTAACCCCTACGTTCCTTACTGGCCTGTCGTTTGGTAATTCCTTTCTCTGCGGCATATTCTTTGTTGGTCAGATCACCACCAGTACGTACAATACGAGCAGGAAGCTTGCCGGAAATCTTACCACGAAGCGATACCGGAACGGTGTTATCATACTTTACAACTACGGCTTTTTCTTTCATTGATTTCTCCTTTGGATTGATTTATCTATAGACAAAGATATCATATTCAACCAGAAAAGTCAAGAGATATTTTTAAGTTTTAAACTTTCAGAAATATGTCTTTTGTGTTCTTCAGAAAGATGAGTTCCTTTTTTCTTTTCTGAAAGTTTTTGTTTATGATCTTTCGACAATGTTCTTCCTCGTTTAATTGGTCTACCTTTCTTAGATAAAGATATTTTCTTACATGTTTCTTTTGAAACAGTTTTACCTTGTTCTGAATCAGATATTTTTTGTCTAGTATATTCAGAACAAGGTCTTCCTAAACCTATACCTCCAGCATGTCCTCCTATAACAAGATTGTATGTATCTTCACGTTTTACAAATGTAACATCAACTAAAACAGATTCTATTATATAAGCTTTTTCAGAAGATGAACAAAAATGAAGTATAGTTCGTTTAAAATTTTCTCTGCCATATTTTTTGATAGCTTTGGTTAAAGCTATTCCTCTACCAAGATATCCATCATCAATATTTTCGGTTGAATGTTTTCCAATATAGATTTTGTTGTTGATAAGATTAGTAGTTTGATATACGATATGATGCATAATATAGCTCCTTATAAATAGATATGAGGAGGACAGCAGTAGATAGCTCCACTGTTGTTTGGTTGCTTCGAACCAACCAAACTTACTCCTGTTTTATTTATATAAATAATAAAAAACCCGTAAGGAGAATGAATTATGTGTATAACAAATTTTTTACAAAACTGTGTTCAAAATAAAACAGAAGTAAAAGTTTTTCTGACAAACAAAACAATGTTAACAGGACGTATTATAACTTATGATGATGTTTCTTTTATATTAGAAAAATGTCTAGTTCTAATACACAACACAATCTCTATTGATCCAAAATAAGGAAATAAAATGGCAGGACTAACTACAATAGACTCTTTTAGGCACAATCTTAAAAGTATCGTAAGACCAAATAGATTTTTGGTAAATGTATTTCCTCCTTCAAGTTTAACAGAAGAAATATCTACAGAAGATTTGAAATTTTATGCTACCAGTGCAACCATTCCAGACAGAGCTTTCAATGAAATAGAATTGAAATATTATGGAATGACTTATAAAATGCCAGCAGCAGAAATCATTCAAGACTTGGTTATCAATTTCCTTTATGATGAAGATTGGGAAGTCAGACAACTATTCGAAGATTGGGCGCAGTTAGTTAATAATAGAAACGATGCTAAAAAAGGATTTCTGAAAGACCTATACGATGAATGCCATATAGATGTAAATCAACTAGATTTGCAAGGTAATATTATACAAACATATATCTTCAAATATTGTTATCCTAAACATGTTGATCAGACAGAACTTAATCAAGAAACTCCTGATACCATTGCTACATTTCAAGTAACGTTTGGTTATAGTTATTGGACAAACTAATATGACAACACCTTCTATACCAGCAAATAAATATACTGATTCATCTCTGATCTTTCATGTAGATTATCTAAAAGCTACATTCAACGATTTTGCTAGAACAAATCTGTATAAAGTCGAATTCATATTTGACAAAGCAACAGTTGTTCCTGAGTTTTTGAAATTAGAACTATTAGCAAAATCTGTAAACATGCCTGACTTTAACATAGGTACAAAAGAAATTAAGAGAATGGGACAGAGACTATATCTTCCTGCTACACAGAATTATGGAGATATACAAATGGTTTTTGTCTGTGATGATAATTATACACAGAAAAAAATGCTTCATAATTGGTTGTTCCAGTTAGTTTATAACACAGACGAAAATACTTTTCCGACATCCAGTAATTTTGGAAAATTTGTTACTAGAATATTACAATTAGATAACAAGTTCAATATTATTTTTGGAATAGAGTTTGGATTTTGTTGGCCTACCTCATTGGGCGAATTACAACTGTCTCAAGAATCAGATGCACAGATATCAGAATTTCCTGTTACGTTTAAGTTTAGCACATATAAAGTTATGGATATAACATAATGCCTACTAACTATATGAAAATAGATGAATTTTATGCAAACAGTCTGATCAATGGAGATAAGTTTCCAAATGGTCTTCTACGATTGAATAGATTCATAGGAATATTAGATATAACAAAAGCTCCAAAGACAGGATTCGACCAGGATTTTCTTACATGGCAAATTTTCAAAGCTACTTGTCCTGCATTGGCATTTGATGTTGAACATAGAGAAGTAGATATGATTCCTAGATATTATGTTAAGAACTATCGATACGATGATCTTTCTGTTTCGTATCTTGAATCCAGCAATTTGACTATTAAGAACTTCTTTTTCCAATGGATGAACAGTATTTTGAATGCTCAATCATATGTAAGACAATATTACAATGATATTTCTTCAGCATCATTCAAATTATATCCGCTAAATAAAGACGGAAACATTACTCGATATGATATTTTTAGAGACTTGATCCCGGTAAGTGTAGATTCTATTGAGTTTGATGTAGAGGGTGATGATGGAGGAGCAGCACTGACAACTATAAAATTTAAGTATATTTCTCACTCTATTGAAGCTAATGCATCTTAATTTTACTTTTTGAAATTTTATTTTTTGTTTCTTCTGAACAAGGAATTCCTTTATTCCATGCTGTTCTTCCTTTATGACTTTCTGACATTTTCTTTTTAGTATCTTCAGATTTGAATTTTCCTTTTGCACTTTCTGACATTTTTCTTTTAGTATCTTCAGTATGAAATTTTCCTTCAAAATTAGCATGTCCTTTTTGTCCAATTGAGATTTTTATTTTATGTTCTTTTGAAAAAATTCTACCTTTTCCGCTTTTTGACATCTTTATTCTGGTAGTTAGAGGTAAAGATTTTCCTTTTTTAATATTGGACATTTTTAATTTAGTTTCATTTGTATGAACATCTCCTCCACAACCACCAACACAAAGATTATAAGTATCTTTTCGTATAACAAAAGAAATATCTATTATTTGTGCTTCAACTTCATATGTTTGTTCTTTATTATAACAATAATGTAATATTATTCGTTCAAAATTTTCTTTACCATATTTTTTGATAGCTCTTTTAAGATTTTGTCCTGATCCTAAATATCCATCATCTAAATTATTTGTCGAATGAGCACCTACATAAATTTTGTTGTTGATTAAGTTTCGAGTAAGATAAACTAAATGATACATAGATTTTGCTCCTTATAAATAGATATGGGAGGACAGCAGTAATTTGCTCCTACTGTTGTTTAAATGTTACTAGCATTCAAACTTACTCCTACTTATTTATATAAATAATAAAAAACTAAGAGGAGAAACAAATATGTCATTACCAATAATTAACGAAACAACTAGCTTTATGCAAAAAGAACTTCTGTCTGGAAAAAAGATTGGTCTGAAACAATGGAGAACTAAAGAAGAAAGAGAATTGTTGTTTGCAACAGAAGGAATACAAGACACCGAAGATGGAAAGCGAGAGATCATAAAATTCATTAAGAAATGTGTAGACGATCCAAACAAATTTGATACTTTGTCTAATACAGATTACATTAACTGTTTGATAGAACTTCGTAAGATATCTAAAGGATCGCTCATAGAATACAAACTAAAATGTTCAAAGGATAAGTTTGAACTATTCGATTCTATAAATCTGACAACAGATGTAAAAAGCAAAAAGTTTGACAGTAATCCTATTCAATTGAGCCAGGATTTATCATTCAGTATTAAAGAAGTTCCATATGTTGTGTATGATGCTCTTCTGAAAAAGTATGAGAAGTCTTCTGAATTCAATTTTTACTATACGATAAACTCCATTGATTCGATTGCTTACAAAGGAGAAGTATTCGATAAGTTTACAGAAGAAGAACTGATAGATTTTGTAGATGCTCTGCCCTCCTTAGAAAATGAGGAAGGTAAAAGCTTTTTAGATATCTTGACTGATGGGGTTGATCAAGCACAAGCAGAAATTTATCTTGAGAAAACTCTTATTTGTGGAAAATGCGGAACAGAAAATCCTGTAAGGTTTGGTGATCTATACCATTTTTTGGCTTTTTAGTATTCGATCTAACCCTGATCGATTACTTTAAAATGTCCTTCTTTATGAAAGACGAAATGGGTTGGTCATTGGTAGAAATAGATAATATGTATCCATATGAGTTAGATATCTATTATGGACTTACTGTTAAAAAATTGAAAGATAAACTTAACACATAACGGAGAGGATCAGCAATGGTCCTCTTTATTTTCTTTGTAAGAAAAGAATACCAATAAACATTGCAAGTATCACAGGAACTGCTTCTAACGTACCGATTAATGCAGAGCAAGTCAGTACAGCTAAACATATAACTCCCCACTTTCCAAAGACCAAAAACATAATCAATGGTACTCCAATTATAAACGGAAAGAAAGTACAGTCAAATATCATGCTGCCCTTTTCTTCGTCTGTCAAATCATTGTACTGAACAGCACCCATGAAACCTTTTTTAGGTACTGGTTTCACAACTGCTTTTTTGTTAGCATATACTTTAGGTTGCTTACATTCCTTTTTGTTTATTTTCATATACTCTTGTATTTCTTCTGGAGTATATCTCAAATCTCTTAGTTCTTTTACTTCTTTCAAAGTATATCCTAATTCTTTCCTTAGAATCTTTTCTTCAAAAGTTTCTCGCATGGTAATCTCCTTTATGAAATATCATATCATAATTCACACAAAATGTCAAGGATATAAATAATATAAAACTACATAGGAAAAATAAATGGCATCTGGATTAGACATACTCAAAAGTACATTAGGACTGCATGATGAAGGTGGTAACAAACTTTCTGGTAAGTCAAGCAAGTATACTCTGTTCAACGAGACACAGAATAAGATTATAACTGAATCTAATGATGTTACATATAGAGTAGAAGTATATGAAAAGTTATTAAAGAGTTTTGTAGGAAAGTTCTATAACAAAAAACCAAAAACTACAACCGGCACAAGTAAGAAAAAATCTAACAAGACTCGTAATGGTGATGACGAAACTTTAGATTTCATCATACAGTATATTACTTTGTATTTTGAAACTTACAAATCTATAACTTCAGATGTAGATTCTTATAATGTAGCAAACGATCTTGAAGTTCTAGACAAACTCAAGAAAATGAAAATGAATTCATCAACAAGAATCTATGAGATCATTCATAGATTGTCTGACGTTGATGCTGAAAAAAAGATAAGAAGCAAAACTTCTGAAATATTTAGCAAAGTTTAAAAATTAGTAGCAAGCTATATAACTTTTAAAAAGAATAATCACAAAAATATTGCTCAGTCAATAGTCGAAGAAACAAAAAGTGTAATCAAAACTGCTTGGCAGAAAAAAGGAACACTTGGTAAAGGATTATTAGCTGCTGGAGCAGGAGCAGCAATGACCGAAGCAGGAAGTTTTCTCGGTCACTTCTTTAAACATGAAAAGATTGGAACTATAGCAAGAGTTCCAGGCGAACTATTTCTAGCAAGAGCAGCAGCAAAAGCAGAAAATTTTAGAGACAAACAACATAGACTAAAAGAATCTCTAGAAAAATTAGATAGAGATTCAAAAAAATCTAGAATATACAAAGATATCAAAAGTAAATTTGGTGGTGGTGGATCATATAAAGCTTTACGATCATCTACAGTTATGGTTGGGGATAATCCTGGTGGAAGAGAATCTGTAAATGTAGGAAATCAAGCTTTTAAAACAAGAGGTCCGTCTCTTATAAAAGTCAAAGCAGGACAATCTATTCATGCCAATCCATTATCAGGCATGGGGAAAACAAGAATCAATCCTGGAGATTTTGATGCTTTAGGTGGAGGAACAGAAGCACCTTTAACTGCTACAGCAAATACCGATAGAATTACGGATGCTCTAGATAAAAACACAGAAATTCTAGAGTTGATATATAAAGAACAACACAACAAATATAAAGAAGATAGAAAAATAGGTAGAAAGAAAACTTTAGGAGAACATGTTGGCGGATTTATAGATTCTCCTGATAAGAAAGGATACATCAAAAATCTTGTAAACAAATCATCTTTAGGAGAAACATCTTTAGGTGATAAGACTATAGGAGAACATGTTGGTGGATTTTTAGATGCAGCGGATAAAAAAGGATATATCAAAAATGTTATAAAAGATAAAACTATTAATAAGTTATTCGGTAAAGGAAAAGGAATAGCGGAAGGAATAGGAGAAGCAGGAAACTTAGCAAAAGGTGCTGAAGCGGCAGGAGGATTGGCTGAAGCAGCAGGAGGAGCAGAAGCCGTAGCAGGAGGAGCAGGATTATTAGCAACAGCAGCACCTGTAGCATTAACAGCCGCAGCAGCAGGATTACTCGGATGGGGCGGATATAAAATGGCAACGGGTCATAATGCTGGTGTAGCACCAGAATCAATGTTACCTTCAATGGGAGGAGCAGGAAGAAGTGTTACTGTTGGTGATACTGTTAGAACAGGAACACATGCTTGGAGAGATAACAATCAAGGTAATATTAGATATGGTGACTTTGCTAAATCTCATGGAGCTATTGGCGAAGACAAAGGGTTTGCAGTGTTTCCAGATGCAAAAGCAGGAGAAGCAGCACAACAAAAATTATTGTTTGGTACTAAAGGTTACAAAGATAAAACATTAACAGAAGCTATTGCTAAGTATGCTCCTGCTTCAGAAAATAATGTTCCGGCATATCAACAAGCTGTTTTGAGTAAAGTAGGAGCAAATAAGAAAATGTCAGAATATACTCCTGCTGAACAAAAGATAATTATTGATGCTATGAAAGTACACGAAGGATATAAAGAAGGAAAAATAACTGCGTTGTCTCCTACTGCTAATAATCCTGTACCAGTTACACCAAAGAAACTAGCAGAGAAACAACTAGAAGTAGTTAAAGCTCAAGCTGATATTCATACAAAAGAGAAAACAGATGCACAGGCAAAGAAAGATGCACTCGCTAAAGTAGCTTCAAAGACAGCAGTAAATGTTGGCGATACTACTAGAAATGTAGATAGAGAAACTTCAACTAAAGGAACAACTGTTTTGTCTAGTGGAGACTCATCGTTAATAACTATGTTCAATGCTCAATGGGGGAGAAGTTAATTATGGCTGGAGGATTCACACAACCAACAGGACCAACAGGTGTTGCTTCAATGTTACCAACAACACCACAAGGAGGAGTTGCTAATCTTGTTCCTAAAACACCACAGGGCAATTTTGGACAACTATTACCAATTAAAAAAGCTACTCCAGGAGCTACACCAGCTAAGTTAGTATATCCAAGTGACAATACAGATAATGCAAAAGCTAGAGTAGTATTCAAATCTTTCAATTGGAAATTGGATACTCCTAGATTAGAAAATACACAAGACCCCATTATATCTGGAGGAGAATCTTCTAACATTCAACTATATGTTCCTGGTCAATTCTCAGAAAAATATAGTGCTCAATGGGGAATGGATAAAGTAATAACAGCCGGTTTAGATATAGGAATGAATCAAGCATTAAAAGCAAGTTCATGGGAAGCAGCAGAAGCACAGACCGAAGAAAGAATAGGTGCTGCCGCTGTTAATACTATGAAGATGAGAGCAGGAAGTACACAATTTCCTGGTGAATTTTTAGTCTTTCATAAAGGTGATCCTATTCAAATGGGATTTCATTTTGAATTGTTACCTCGATCTTCAGGAGAAGCTGCACAAATTACTAACATAGTAAACTCTTTTAAAACAAAATTGTTACCTACTCTTAATGGAGGGTTGTTAGATTTCCCTGATCTTTGGAATATATACTTCAGCGGAATTAATGGAGTTGGTTTTCCTGATACTCCTACTAGATATTTGTATATGGCATTAGTAGGAGTCAATGCACAATACAGTGGTGGAAATCAATCAGCATTAGTATATCATGATAACTTTTCTGTAATGATTACTTTAGACTTACAATTTCATTCTGTACGTAATGCATATATTAACGGAGCTTCTTAATGCCAAAATCTAGTGGAGTTGAATATACTTATTTTGATTCGTTTTCTAACGTAACAATAGACTTGACACAATATATTGCTTCTATTCAAACATCAACAGGAATAGATTATAAATTTACTAACATACAGCCTGTTAAAATACCTATGGTTAACTTTTTTGACCATACAGAAATTATAAGCAAGTTTGTTAATAATGTTCTTTTTTTTGATTCGTACACAGTTAAAGATGGACAACGACCAGAAGATATTTCTTTTGATACATATGGAACAGTAGAACATTTTTGGATAATTTGTATATTCAATAATGTAAAAACTTTGTTCAATGATTGGGTAATGACTGAACCTCAATTACAAACGTTAGCAGAATATTACTATAAAACAGAAAATCTTTATACACTACAAACATATTATGATCTTTTACATGAAAGAAATGAAAACAAAAGAAACATCATTCTTTTAAAATATGATTATCTAAATGATGTAGTAACCTCATTTTATAATGCAGTCAACGGAATTTCCTAATGTCATTAGAACAAAAACGAACTTATAATTTTATACTCAAAAAGATTTATATCAAAGGATATGAACTATATCCTCAGTCTTATACTGAGCTAAACATATACGAGAGCTTAGTATTTCCTGCTATCACTGGAGATATAGCTGTACAAGATTGGCAAGGATTCAATGAAGTTGGTGAAATCTATGCTATGGATCAAATTCAGATAATCTTTTCTACAGCAGATCGAGCAGACTTATCTTTAACGTTTACTATTTATGCTTCAGAAACTATTATGGCATCAACTGGTACACATCATCCGGTATTGTATAAGTTCTGTTCTCCTTGGCTTATCGATGCTATAGCTACTGAATATTCTAAGTCCTGGAAAGAAAAATATGTACATGAAATTGTAACAGACATTTTAGAATATTGTGGAGCTACAATGGGAATTGTAGAACCAACTAAACAAAAACTTCATAGATTTACTACACCACTATGGAGTCCACTTCATTCAATACACCACTTATCTACATTCGCAATGAACCAAGATAACAAAGGTGGATATGTTTTCTGGACAGATTTGAAAACAGGAAAAGTAAATTATACTACGATAGATTATTTGTTCACTGGCAAGTACGGAAAAGAAGATCAAGTTTTTAAAGCATTACCTAAGAATCAATTTTA